ATTAATTCTGATAAACGGAGAAACAAGATGCCTCTAAATTTAGCATCTCCTGGCCTCGTTGTTAGGGAAGTTGATCTTACTATTGGTAGAGTCGATACAGCAACCACAAAGGCTGCTGGAATTGTTGCTCCTTTCCAGAAAGGGCCAATTAACGAACCTATCACCATTGAAGACGAACAAGGCTTAATAGATACGTTCGGTGAACCACTTGACATAGACAAGCACTATGAATATTGGTTGACTGCATCCTCATATCTTTCATATGGAGGTATCTTGAGTGTTGTTAGATCTGATGACAACGACCTGAAGAACGCAACCGACGACGGTTCGCCAGAAATAAAAATATTAAGCACAGAAGATTATAATAACAAGGGTTATGATCTGAATGCATTATCAAACACAATTGTAGCAGCACGTAACCCCGGTTCATGGGCGAACGATCTTAAAGTTGCAATAATTGATGGAAGAGCAGACCAACAACTTACACTTGGTGCAACAACAGTAGTTGGAACCGGTGTTACTCAAGCAGTTCCTGCAGGAACAGTTTTACCCGGTGTAGGATCAACCACTTTACTCGATGGATATTTTAAAGGTATCGTTACTGAGGTTAGTGGATCTGGTGCTAACACAGTTGCTGGTGTAAAGTTTGTATCACATGTATCTGCTGCTGGTATTGAAACTGCAAAAGATTATCAACCCGGTGGTGTTTACAAATTTGACACAAGCGTAATAAGTCTTGGAGTTACAGCAAACGCAGGTGGTGGTAATACCACAACTGTAGGAACAGCAGTAGACTGGTTTGATCAGCAAAACATTGTATTAAGTAATTCAACAGTTGCTTGGAACAATATAGCAGAAAGACCTTCAACAACTGCATTCGCAGCAGCAAGAAGTTCAAGATTTGATGAAGTTCATGTCGTTGTAATTGATGACAAAGGAACTGTAACAGGAAACGCAGGTACAATCCTTGAGAAACACATTGGTCTTTCAAAGGCAAATGACGCTGAGTTCTCTGCTGGATCACCATCATACTGGAGAAAGTATCTTTATAATAATTCTGATAACATCTTCGGAATGGGTGGCCCAACTGCAGCATCTTCTGGTATTACTACTACATCATTTGTTGCTGGAAACTTCACTAAGAAGACAGACATTGGTTGGGATCAAGATGCACAGGGTATTGACTTTGGTGCAAGTGGAAATCTAACACTTACATTCCAAGGTGGTAAGAACTACGGTGGTCAAACAAATACAACTACTGCTGGAGCAATGACAGCAAGTATTGGTGGTATCACTGAAGGTTATGACCTATTTGAAGATAAGGATCAGTTTGATATTGATTTCTTACTCATGGGTTCTGCAAACTACCCACAGCATGAAGCACAGGCAATTGCAAATAAACTTATTTCGATTGCTGAATTAAGAAAGGATGTTGTAGCATTCATTTCACCAAACAGAGGAGCATTTTTAAATGACACATCTGTTGGTACAGGAACAATTAATTCCGCTGCAGACATCACAAACAACGTAGTTGGATTCTATTCTCCGATTACATCTTCATCATATGCAGTATTCGACAGTGGATACAAGTATATGTTTGATAGATTCACAGACACTTTCAGATATGTACCATTAAATGGTGACATCGCTGGAACATGTGCAAGAAACGACATCAACAATTTCCCTTGGTTCTCACCAGCAGGAACAGCAAGAGGAGGAATCCTCAATGCAGTCAAACTTGCATACACACCAAATCAAACACAGAGAGATGTTCTATACAGTAATAGAATTAACCCTGTTATCTTCTCACCCGGAGCTGGAATCATCCTATTCGGTGATAAGACTGGATTTGGAAAAGCATCTGCTTTTGATCGTATCAACGTACGTAGATTGTTTATCTTCATAGAAGAAGCAATATCTGCTGCAGCGAAAGATCAACTCTTTGAATTCAACGATGAGATCACAAGAACTAACTTCGTGAACATTGTTGAACCTTTCTTACGTGATGTTCAGTCCAAGAGAGGTATCTTTGACTTCAGAGTTGTTTGTGACGAAACAAATAACACTGCTGCCATCATAGATAACAATGAGTTTATTGCAGACATTTTCATTAAACCTTCACGATCAATCAACTTTATTGGTCTAACGTTTGTTGCCACTAGAACTGGCATTTCGTTCGATGAAGTCATTGGAACTGTTTAACTAGAGGTATAAAGAAAAATGGCAACCCAATTTAACAGACCACCACTTAGAACGATCACCGACTTCAAGAGCAAGATGGCCGGTGGCGGTGCAAGACCGAATCTGTTTGAAGTGGAATTAGTATTTCCCGATCCAATAGCGATTGAGAATGACGTAAAAGAAAAATCAAGGTTCTTGGTTAAGGCTGCTCAATTACCTGCATCTAACATCACACCAATTGAAGTTAACTTCAGAGGTAGGATTCTTAAGATCGCAGGTGATAGAACCTTCGATACATGGACAGTCACCGTTATCAATGACGTTGACTTCGCAATCCGTTCTGCATTCGAGAAATGGATGAACTTTATAAACAAAATGGAAGATGCAACTGGAGCACAAGATCCAGCAGCATATCAACCAGATGCTTATGTTCATCAATTAGATCGTGACGGATCTACTCTAAGAACCTATAAGTTCCATGATGTATTCCCAACAAATATCAGTGCTGTTGATCTCAGTTACGAAACTGTAGACAGTGTTGAAGAGTTTACCGTTGAGTTCCAAGTTCAGTGGTGGGAAGCAATCAAGGGCATCGGAGCTAATGCCGGTGGCGAGGCAATCAACTAGACGTTGATTTATTTGATAAATAGTGTATAATAGAATTATAAAGACGTTATACAATGCCTAAACTTTTTGGTTTCTCTATTGATGATTCAGATAAAAAACCTGATTCAGTAGTCTCCCCTGTTCCTCCTAACAACGAGGACGGGGTTGACTATTTTATACAGTCTGGTTTTTATGGTCAGTATGTTGATATAGAAGGAGTATATAAAACAGAGTACGATCTGATTAAAAGATATCGTGAGATGGCCTTACATCCGGAGGCTGATAATGCAATTGAAGATGTTGTTAATGAAGCAATTGTAAGTGACTTGTATGATTCACCAATCGAAATAGAATTATCAAACGTAAATGCAAGTGATAGTTTAAAAGATAAGATTAGAGCAGAATTTAGACACTTGAAAGAAATCATGGACTTTGATAAAAAGTCTCATGAGATATTCAGAAACTGGTATGTTGACGGAAGACTTTACTACATGAAAGTTATTGATGTCAAGAGACCTCAAGATGGAATACAGGAACTAAGATATATTGACCCGATGAAGATGAAATTCGTCAGGCAAGAGAAGAAAAATGGGAATCCTCAAAGAGGAAATGGAATAATTGATTATAGCACTTTGAAAGATGTTAATAAAAGTGCTTATCCAGATGTTGAAGAGTATTATATTTACACACCAAAACCAAACTATCCAGTAGGTGTAATGTCACCTGCATCATCAGGTCGTGAGAAAAATATCAAGATTGCAAAAGATTCAATCACTTATGTAACCTCTGGTTTGTTTGATAGAAATAAAGGGACTTGTTTATCATATTTACACAAGGCAATCAAGGCTCTGAATCAATTAAGAATGATTGAAGATAGTCTTGTAATTTATAGATTATCAAGAGCACCAGAAAGAAGAATATTCTATATTGATGTCGGTAATCTTCCAAAGGTAAAGGCAGAGCAATATCTAAAAGAGGTGATGTCTCGTTATAGAAATAAGTTAGTATATAATGCACAAACTGGTGAAGTTCGTGACGACAGAAAGTTCATGTCTATGATGGAAGATTTCTGGTTGCCAAGAAGAGAAGGTGGTCGTGGAACTGAGATTACAACACTTCCCGGTGGACAAAATCTTGGAGAACTATCTGATATCGAATACTTCCAGAAAAAACTATATCGTGCACTCGGAGTTCCAGAATCAAGAATCGCATCTGAAGGTGGATTTAACTTAGGTAGATCATCTGAAATTTTAAGAGATGAACTTAAGTTCAGTAAGTTTGTTGGAAGATTAAGAAAGAGATTTGGTAACATGTTTAGTGACATGCTCAGAACTCAATTAATTCTCAAAAATATTGTGTCACCAGAAGATTGGGAGTCAATGAGTGATCATATTCAGTATGATTTCTTATATGATAATCAGTTTGCAGAACTTAAAGAATCTGAAATGATGAATGAGAGATTAGGTCTTGCAGCAACTGTTGAACCATATCTTGGTAAGTACTATTCCACAGAGTATCTTCGTAAGAAAGTTCTTCGTCAATCTGATACAGAAATTCAAGAAATTGATGAGCAAATTGCACAAGAAATTAAGGATGGAATATTACCAGATCCTAATTCTGTTGATCCAATTACAGGAGAACCATTAGAAGATGGTGGTGGAACAGATCTTGGAGATACACCAGTAGAGGATGATTTAGAATCACAAGCAGCAGTAACAGATGCAGATCTAGCAAAAGATACCAAATCGGCCGAGATATAAATAAAATATATACCTAATATTTAAATATGGACGAAATTATTGATGCGATTGCGACTGACGAATCTCCTGCAGGAATTTCGCAAAGTCTAAAAGATCTCATATATCAAAAAGCTGCAGAAAGAGTAGAGGGACTNAGACCCGGTGCATCTGCTGCAATATTTGATGGTGGTGAAGTTGAAGATGAGGTAGATACTGAACCACAAGAGGAAGAATAATGGCACAAAGAACCCTTATTTTAGCAGCGGAGGTTTCTGTTGCCTCTGGTGTAGGAAATAGTACAACTGTTGGAAGTGCAAAATGCGTGAGAGTATTTAATAGCTCTGGATCAGATCTTACAATAACTGTGACAGATCCAACAGGTGCAAATACTAAATCTGGTGCAGGGTCTATTTCTATGCCAGATAATACTATTGAATTTATCGAAAAAGAAGAGACATTTACAATTCATGGAAATGGTGCTTTCAAGGCAACAAAAGTAGGATTTACCAATTAGAAAAATGAAACTTATCACAGAAGAAGTCCAAAAAGTTAAATTCATAACTGAGGGCAGAGGTGCAAATAAAAAGATGTACATTGAAGGTGTTTTCTTACAAGGAGATATCAAAAATCGTAATGGTAGAATGTACCCAGTAAACACTCTTGCAAGAGAGGTTGGTAGATACAATGAAAGTTTTGTCAAGAAAGGTAGAGCACTTGGAGAACTCGGACATCCAGAGGGCCCTACAGTAAATCTTGATAGAGTTTCTCATAAGATAACTTCACTTCGTCAAGAAGGAAAAAACTTTGTCGGTAAAGCACAGATACTTTCAACACCAATGGGTAAGATTGCATCCAATCTAATCTCGGAAGGTGTAACCCTCGGAGTCTCGTCTCGTGGAGTCGGATCACTCAAAGAAGATATGGCATCTGGTTGCAAAGTAGTTGGTGAAGATTTTATGTTAGCAACTGCTGCTGATATCGTTGCTGATCCATCAGCACCTGATGCATTTGTATCAGGAATTATGGAAGGAAAAGAGTGGGTTTGGGAAGGAGGAATTCTTCGTGAACAACTTGCTTCTAAAACTGCTAAGAAAATTAACTCTTTAGTTGATCAAAACGCACTAGAGGAACATAAACTCGGATTATTCCAAAATTTCTTAGCAAATCTGTAACATTATAAATAAATACAGATTATTTTAAATCTAAAAAGTAAATGTCCGTTGGTCAAAATTAAACGAAATGGAAAATGTAGTAACCAAAGGGGCAAAACCGGCAGATCCAATGCCAAAAATTGCCCTATCAACTCCCGGTCAAGCATCGGTTGAAGATTTAGGAGGCCCAACACCTCAGAATTCAAAACCTGATGATGACTCAAACAAGTTGAAAACACCCGGCACAACCTTGAAACAGGTTAAGGATATTGTGACTAAAGGTGCAAAACCTGCAGATCCAATGCCAGCGGGCATGAAGGAGGAAGAAGAAGTTGAAGGCGAAGTTGTCGCTGAAACTGAANTCTCCGAAGACGAAGTAGTTTCTGAAGAAGAGACTGCAGAAGTCGATGAAACTCAAGAAGTTGTTGCCGAAGAGGAAGCAACTGAAGAGGAAGTTGTTGAAGAGGAGTCAATTGACATCGAAGCAGATGTTAACGCACTCTTTGAAGGCGAAGAACTTTCAGAAGAGTTTCAGAACAAGGCAAGAACAATCTTTGAAGCAGCAATCAATGCAAAACTTGCTGAAGTCAAAGAGGCAGTAAAAACTGAATACGAAGAGCAACTCGTCGAAGAAGTTGCTGCTATTAAGTCTGAACTAGAAGAAAGAGTTGACGCATACCTTGAGTATGTTGCCGACGAATGGTTGCAAGAAAATCAAATTGCAGTCGAGTCTGGTCTCAAGACTGAAATGACAGAATCATTCCTAGAAGGAATGAAGAGTCTTTTTGAAGAACATTATGTATCCGTACCTGAAGAAAAATATGATGTTATCGAGAGCATGGTAGATAAACTTGATGAAATGGAAGGTAAACTCAACGAGCAAATCGAGAAGAATATTGCTCTAAACAGGAGATTAGCCGAGTCTACTGCTGATGTAGTTTTCAGTGACGTAACTGAAGGACTAGCAACATCACAGAAAGAAAAACTTGCAACCCTCGTGGAGAATGTTGAGTTTGAAAGTGAAACAGACTATCGTGAGAAACTAGTAACACTTAAGGAATCTTATTTCCCAAGTAACGCAGGATCTCAAAGAGACAAGTCAGAGAATCTATCTGAAGGCACAGAAAATCCTGCAAATATCGCTGAAATATCAAACAGTATGTCAGCATATCTTCAGACTCTGAACCGTGTCGCTAAAAAGTGATTTTTATATCATAAATTCAAACTAACGAGGTAATTTTTTCAAATGCAAGCCCCTATTAATCAGGAAGCTCTGCAGGAGAAGTGGAGTCCACTCTTAGATTATGAAGGTCTAGATCCAATCAAAGACCAACATAAAAGAATGGTTACTGCAGTTCTTCTAGAGAACCAAGAGCAAACAATGAGAGAGGAAGCACAATTCCTTTCTGAGCAACCAACAAACAGCACAGGTTCATCAGGTGCTACAGCTGGTTTCTCCGCTACTGCTGACAAAACAGGCCCAGTTGCCGGTTTCGACCCAGTATTAATTAGCCTTATCAGACGTTCAATGCCAAACTTGGTCGCTTATGACCTTGCTGGTGTTCAACCAATGAGTGGCCCAACAGGACTTATCTTCGCGATGAGATCCAGATTCACTTCACAAAGTGGAACAGAAGCATTATTCAACGAACCAGATACTTCATTCTCTGCACAGGATGATGGACGTAATCTTGTTTCAAACGGATATACACAAAACGAAGGTGCTAACACAGGCGGTAACGTCGGTTTCGGTACAACTGCAGCACA